ATGTCCTTCTGTAAAGGAACCATATGAATGTTCATTTATCCATGATTCTGCAATATAAGGAATTGCATATGGAGAAAGATTCCAAGTATCCCATAAATTTTTAATTTTTTGTGGTAACCAATTATCAATAAAGTTAGATAACTCAGGCCATGTATGTGGTGCTGCCCACATTTTTCCATTTACTTCTGAACCCATTAAAAGAACAGTTGTGTATCCACCTTCCTTTTCAGGTGTTTGTATACCAGTTTGATTAACAATACTTTTTGATCTTTTAATATCATCTACAACTTTTTCTTTAATTGTATCAAACTTAAAATCATATGTAGATTTATACAAATATGGAAATGGATTTAAATCTACCATTCCATCAGACTCAACAGGAGCACAAGGAACTGAAGGATGATGGGAAGATTTTGCTGGTGGTATTGCTATTGGAGGAAAAACCTCATCACTTTTTAATTTCCCTCCCATTTCTAAGTTGTCTTCATCAAAAGATCTTTCTTCTTCTTTTGGTTGCAACCAAGATGATCTTTTTGGTTTACCAATTGGTGTTTCTACTGGAGTAACTTCTTTAAAACCTCTTGCTCTTTTCATAATAAAAAATCAGTATAGTAATTATAGCATGTTTAACGTTTACCGCCACCCATTTGTTTCAGCATTTTTTGTAATTCAGTTGTGCTTCCAACAAACATAGCATTATTAGTTACGTTTTTAGTACCTTTTGCTTCAGCATCCAAGTCTTTCATTTTTTTGTGTAGATCAGCAAGTTTATCTGTCATGTCTGCTACGTGCTTCATTGCTGCTACAGCAACTTCATACGCTCTTGGATGCCCTGACTCCTGTGCAACCTCTAATGCCCCTTGTACCGCCTCCTGACCCTTATCTATGAGAGAATACAATTCACCCCTAGTATATTCATAATCTTTTTCTCTATCTTCTGTAACATCCTTTAGATTACTCTTTCTAGTTGTGCATCCATTCTCAGGTGTTTCAGATACTTCAACATTAAGAAGATCTTCCATATTTTCTTCTAGACTACTCATAAGAACTCAACTCCCTCGTTAAATCCAAAGTCATCAGCAGCAGTTACAAATGCATCATCTTGTGCAGTAACTTGTCCATCTTGATTAATATCAGTTTTTGCTTTAGGTGTATATGTCCTTTCAACATGTCTCTTATTAACATTCTTATCACCAATAGTTTCAATAACACGTGCCTTACGAATAACATCTGCCTTGGTGTAAGGACCATAGATGTAAGACTTAGCAGTAAACTGCATTGTATATGTTAAACTTCTACGTGTTGTAAAATCATCTTCCCACTCATCATCAAAATCAACACTATTAAGAACAATAGCAACGTCTCTAGTCTCATTCATATCTGGTATGAACTTAACACTCATATTAAATGCTGGTTGGAAGAATGGTAATATTTGTTCTAGGATCTGTAATCCATCGTCTTGCGACTTAGCAATAATTCCCAATTCAAATGAAATATTATATGGTACAGGTACGTATTGAGTTCTTACTTCCTTTGCAGCTTCTTCACTATTAGGATTAACAACTGCTTTAGTTTTGGTTATAGCAGGTGTCTTTCTACCAGCATCATAATCAATACCAGTCATCTCAAAGTAAATCCTTGGTAAAGTTATTGCTACTTTACGTCCATCTGTAGGATTACCTTGTAGTCTATATAAAAACTTTTGTTTAGGACCATAAGCAAGAGGAACTTTTTCTACCTCCATTACTTGTCCATTAACTATTTTCTTTAATTCAATATTATTAAATAAAGTTCCAAATGATACAACAGTTTTTCTAACTGCCTCATTGTAAAATTGCGTTCCTAACATCAGAAGCTACCTGTATAATTACCAAATTCACCAAAGGGATTTGTTTCTCCCCAATCAATTAAATCATCTGCACCGTCTTCAATCGCAGCGTTCTGATCAAACTCAGTGCTTTGATTGTCAATTGTAGAGAATGTACCTAATGTATATAGGGCATTAGATTCAACCCCTCTAATCGTGTCACCGTCAATGAAGTTACCTGTACGGTTCATGACTTCAAGGGTGTATGTAACACCATTCCAATCTGCTACTTCTGCTACAGTTGCACTGTCTAAGTCATACATAGTTGCCTGTGAACCACTGGTTGTAGTTTCTGTGTATGTGTTAATAACATACTGGACGTTAGTAGCATCATAATAGAAATGACCAGCAACTGTAGTTGGATCTGTTCCGTTATATGTGTAAACGTAACATATTCTCTTATCTTCAAACTTCCAATAAAAGTATTTCTTTTGTGTTGATGTAGCAAAATTAGGATCAAAACTACCAAGAGCAGTTACTGTAACTACACTATTAGCAGAAGTCCAAGATCTACCACCACCCTGTTGTACAAATCCACCTATCACTACATGTTCATCTGGAATAAATTGAACATCTAGTGGTGGTGCATCAATAGTAATAGTTGGAAAGTCTGGACTTGTAGTATCAGATTGATATCCAGTACCACCATTAATAACGCTTAAAGTAACAACGCCACCATCAGCAATAGATGTTGTAACAATTCCACCAGATCCATTTGCTCCAGTAATAGTAACTGAAGGTGGTGTACTATATCCAGTACCAGCAAGAGATACTGTAGCTCCTGTTATTTCTCCACTAGCATTCACAGTAACATCTCCTGTTGCTTGTACTCTAGTAGAAGGTGTGAGATTAAGTGTAGTGATATTACTAAACTCTCTTTCAATATCATCAACTTCGTCAATACCTGTATCAAACTTATCAGCACCCTGCTCATAGATCTCAGCAGTGAGTTGATAAAAATACTGTTTACCTAACTGGAAGAAAGGATTCTCTCGTTCAACATACTTGATCTCATATAGATCCTCTGTCAATGGGAAGTAGATTAGATCTCCTTCATTGGGTCTACCATCTACAGCAAGATTCAGTGCTGGATTAGCAGACTGTTCCCACCTTCTACGTGATACAACAAAGGTGATCTCATCAGTTATCCTTAGACCAAACTTACTTACAAACTCTGCACCAGCACCAAATCCCTCAACATTCACAAGGAACATCTCTATCATATAGCTCTGATTAAATTCAGACTGTACTATTTCCCCAAGAGATTTATCCTTTAGATGTACTCTAGGAATATAAAACACATCAGATCCAAACAACTTGATTTGTTCATCAACCAAGTCTTGTACCAGATTTTGTTCAGTGGAAATACCACCGTGTTGAGGAAAATATACTTTTTTCATCCGATCATGTCAAATGGTGGTAATTCGTATGTACTGCTTGATGCATCTTCAATAGCAGCAATTTCTTTTTCGGCATCATCAAAAAGTTGTCTACCATTCATACTAACTCCACCTGGAAGTTGTATGCCATTGAACTTAATTAAGTTCTGCCCCCACTGTCTTTTGATAAGAGCAGTAGTATATTTTTTAAGAAAGACATCACTATAAACTTGACCAAATGTTTCAGGATCTAATGCCCTGTGACACTCAACAACAAGATGCATATCTTCATTCATCATGTCTTCACCAACATCAAGATACAATCTATCCTGTCTCATATTAAATCTAAACTGAACAAAAGCACCATTGTTAAGCACCATATCCATAGTTTCCATCCATGTCTTAACCATATAATAGTTAAGAAAGTCAAGAGAACCTACAGCATATAAGTCATTTAGAAAGATCTGATACTCAATACCAAATAGGTTGTTCCTAACAGCATTACTAGAAAGACCAAATACCTTAGTCACACCAACCACATCTGCTGGCAAATCAATATATTTATCTTTCGTTTTCCACTCTGTAGTATTAGGAGCAGTACCTACAGTAGTTGTAGTGTTTTGTGATTTAAATCTTGTCATGTCAGCAGCAGTAAAAATATGCTTCATATAAGCAAGTTCTACTCCATCATAATGACGCATACGATAGTATTGCAAAGCATCATCAATTGAGTCCTCTATCTGATCGTCATCTACATTGACTTCTAGTACAGGGAACCCTAACTTTCTCAGACAGTAATCTTTAAGTTCTGCCCTACTGGTGGGTTCAGCCATAAAAATACCCCTAGTGTTTCCTAGGGGTATTTATAAATTCAAATGTTAGTTTGAAAATTAAAAATTAGTCATAAAACTTTTTAGTAAAATCTAATGGCATTGCTTGAATTGTTTTAGCATCAGCTGCAACAGATGGATCTAGAGCTTTAATTTCTGCTTCTATAGCATTACCCTTATCTCTAATTGCTTGTTTTTCTAGTGCAAGTGTTCTCATGGCATTATTATTGCCAGCAATGAGATCTTGTTCCTGTGCTTTTTCTACTTTCCAAGATGTGTTACCATATTCACCATCTAATTTGTTTCTAGTTTCAGAATTTACTAATTGAAGCAGATGTTTTTTTGTTGTTACTGCATAAATTTTAGCTTGATCATCTTGAAATTTTTCAAGTTGTTCTGCTTTTGATAACGCTTTGTAAGGATTTTCAAGTCCATCACCAGCAGCATTAAGTCTGTAATTGGGAGCAAAGTCAGTCTCTTGATCAATTTCACCTTCAAAAACTAGATAAGATGTCTCAGCACCAGATGCTGGTCCATCTGGTCTAGGATCTTCAGATGTTTGAGAAACAACATGCTGCTCATTTTTATCGTAAATTAAATATGCCATTTGTTTATTGGTTTCCTTGCTAATTTTTAATTATAATTATGCTGAGTATGGAGCGTATCCATCTTTAATGTCACTAGTCTCTGTATTAAAGAGTGAAGTGTCGTACATTGCTGGAATGTATGCTGGATATGAAGTCGTATAGTAAGCGTGGTCAAAGCAGTATCTAGTAGCATCATCATAGTTATTAACCATGCTTGGATCACTGTTATCATTGGAATTTCCAAATCTATAATCACAGTTAAACACGATGAATTGAGCACCATAACCGCTATCAGCGTTGTTTGATGAACACATTAAGAAATCAGATTTACCAAATGGGATTGGTGATATAGTATTTCCTGAACTTTGCCACTGAGTGTGAAGACATTTACCGTCAGACACCCTAACAATTGTACACATTAATCCAGCACCATAGTAGTATCCTGCACAGAACATTGCAATGTATCTACCGTCACTAGTTTGAGTAAATTTAGAACCGTATCTAGTACCTTGATCAATACCATAAGAAGTAGTCCAACTGAAGTTGTTAATAGATCCTTGGGAGTTACCATTACCATCTACTGATGGTGAGTTCCACCTAGTAGTCCATGACCCATATGAAGGAATCATCTGGAACATAACAAGTCTATCGTTGTCGCATAGAACTAGTTGTCCACGTTGACGGTCTTCTGTAGTCTGGTTGGTTGGTTTACCAGAAGCATTTGCATAACTTCCACTTCCAGATGCAGGAGATCTGTTAGAAGAATTTGCAAAGTACTGTGAAAGAGTTGAGTTACCTATACTTATTGCTGATGATTGCTCAGCTTGTCCTTGATACCAATCCCCAGAGTGAGCATAAGATCTTAAGTTAGGAGTGTTGCTCCAAACAAATGGTTGATATGTGTAACTATCATTTGTTTCCATGAAGGCAATTTTGTTTCTCTTACGGTTGTAAGAACAAGTACCATACATTTGGCTACTCCAACCATCAGGAATATTAGTGTAAGGTAATTTACCGTAGTTGTACCCCATATTGTATAGGTTGGCATTTCTACGAGTTACCCTAAAATCACCACCAAACGAGCAGAAGATAGCATAATCTTGATGTGTTTCACCAGGAAGAGTACCTACATCTCTAAATGCATATGCCCTTCTATCAATACCATTAGACTCACCAGTGATCCAAGGAGTATTGTTACCACCAGTGTTGGAACTACCAATAAAGGCAGTATTTCCCAAGTAACCAACAAAACAGTTTAAACTTGGGTAGTTTGAGTTAGAACTTGGTTGCCCTTGAGATTGAATAAAACCACTACTTGCAAAATTATTACTAAATTCAGTAGAGTATGAGTTGTTATCACATGTCCATGAACTATAACCACTGTTACCACCAATCATCACGTTGGACATGTTTAAGTTGTGATCCAACGTAAACCAACCTTTTGCTTGGCTATAATAACCACCAAAGTGACTAAAACATGGTTGCTCAAAAGGATCCTTCCTCATGGTGGACGATCCACCACCACCACTACTTTGTTGTACTACAGTAACTCTTCTTCCCATTTTTTTATCCTATTAGTGTAATGTGGATGGATTAACTATCAATGCCATATGCTACAGCAGACACAGCTGCGGAAGCATAAACATGAAGTCCGTTTGACGAATCCAAGACGATTCCTGTCCTTTCTAAAACGCCGTTTGCAGGTAAACTAACGTCATACTCAATGCAATCTGCATCAGTAACGTTACCTACTGCATCACGTAAGGCAACCCTTACTGTGGTAGCTGCACCTTGTCGGTTAACAACATTCAATGTTGCTACCTTTGTCCCTGCCGATGCAGCGACAACTTCGGTCCAAGTGCTTGCACTTGATACATCTACTTTTCCGTATACTCCAGAAGCCATTTGTGATTACTCCGTTTTAAAAAATGTGGTCAGTGTGTGTTATGAATTTATTTATAATATAATTAGACTGCTGACATATAGTATGCAGTAGCAGAAACGGTTTTAACCGCAGCGTCAACAGCTCCAGAAGTAGGAATTGTTGTATGATCAGTACCCAATGTTTGAGTAATAGTTTTACCCATCATTGTGGTTTCTGTTAGGATGTCAGTTCCATTAATGGTGACTCCTTCACCAGATGCAAGTTCAATACCTTTGTTGAAATTAAACTTGTCGTTAGAAGACAACCATTGGATTGTCTTGTTGGTTGCACCAAGAACGGTCAAACCACCAGAATCGGCAGTTGTGTCTGTAGCACCACCTGTGGAGAATACTCCAGCAGTAGCAGTTCCAGTTCCACCAAATGCTTGGTCAATAGTCACTGTAGTGCCACTTACAGCAGTTACAAGACCACCAGAAGCTAGTGTTACAGAACCACCACCACTATCAAGCGTAATTGCTACGCCAGGTGCGATATTATCTGTATCAGATACATTCGTGATTGTGTTAGCACCAGCAGCGATATCACCAGTAAAGTTTCCAACAGCAACCTTACCCAATTCAATGTTGCGATCCTTAGAGGTTAACGTAACAGAATTGATAGATGTTGTTGTACCTTTAACTGTTAAGTTACCACCGATGGTTAAATTACCACCAATAGCTGAAAGGTTATCAACGTATGTCTTCGTTGCTTTCTGTGTAGCAACCTTCTGGTCACTGTTCTGTGACAATGTACCATCAGTAGAGAATTCGTTAATAGCAGCACCCAACTGAGCACCGATAGAACCAAGTCTCAAACTTGATAGACCAGATAGGTCAAACGCAGAAGCGTCTAGTGTTGCCTTACCAGTTGACTGTTCAACCTTGAAGTACTTACCAACAGAGAAGTTACCATCTTGGTCAGTAGATACGTAGTAAACACGACCTGGACGACTCTCATCTGTTTCGTATGAAGGAACGTTTGCAGATAGTGGGAGATTAGGCCAATTAGTATTAGCTTTGCTTCCAGTACCAACATCCAAGAAGTCGTGAGCAGTCAAGCGAACTTGTGAGTACTGATAACGAACCTTGAAGTCCTGTCCATCGCCAGCTTCAATTGTCTTCTCGTCTGCCAACTGTAGTGTTGTGATACCTTTTGAATCAGTAGTAACTACACTAATGATCATGAACTCACTACCAATCTTAATAAGATCGTTAGGGTCAAGTCCTACATTTGATTGCTTAACACGTAATGTTGTCACAGCATCTGTAGCATCTTCAATTATTTCATCTTGTGAATCAATCTTAGCATTGTAGATTTTAATTGTATCGTTAGTGCTATGTCCTCCAGCAGATGTACCCTCTTGAGCACGTGATGCTTCAACAGATGTTGCGGATGGGAATGATACAACCTTTAATAATTCATTGCCGATAGAAATGAATCCGTTAATCGTCATTCCAGTAACAGTTGAAACCTGCATGACTACAGGTGAAGAAGCACCTACTAGAACATCAGCAGATAGTGATGCATCAGCACCAGCAGTAGCGAATAATGATATAGCACTTGTACCATCATGTGCAGCAGCAGTAGTTCCTAACTGTGCTCTGCTAACTGTAAGAGAACCACGTCCATCTGGAGGACTGTAACTAGAGTTAGAGATAACGTATGAACCACTGTCATTGTTAACTCCATTGTCTACTAGTTCAACAGAACCACCTGATGCAGGAGCACTCTGTAGATCTGTAACAGTAAGAACGAATCCTTTCTGTCCTTGAACAGCGTCTGTATTGTTTACAAGAGTTGCGGAAACACCAGATGTTGCACCTGTAACTGTTTCACCCTGTGAGAAGGTTCCCTTAACTGGGAAGTAGTATAAGAATCCAGAACCATTTTGGTCGTTGATCAACTCACCAACAGCACCAGATGTGCCACCAACAAGTCTTTCTCCAATTGTAAGTGTTCCAACGATAGGATTGTTTACATCAATTGTAAGACGCTTACCTTTGACTTTACCGTCAATAGTTGTCTCAGCAGAGTTAAATCCTCTAGCAATTGCACCGTACTTACCATAAGATGAGTTACCAGTAACAGCACGAATTCTACCACCACGTGTAGCAGTGTAAGAAATATGTGCGTAGTATGTGAATGATGATACAATCTCAGTTGCAGCACCGTTAGTAACGTAAATACCAACACCACCGTCTAGGACTTGAGTGAATGCGTCAAACACCATTGACTTGTAAGAAGGTGTTGATGAAGCATTGTAATGGTTATGTACATTACCATCAAGTAAAATACCAACTGCTGCACCACCGAATACGGTACAGTTTTGGATGTATGGTGACTTTTGAATAGATGAATTAGGATTGAATCTGAAGAACACACCCTTAATTGTGGCAGTGTCCATATCCTTATCATCGGAAGTAGATGGAATAAATCCACTCATTCCTTCAAACACTAACTCTTTAAGAGTAGTACTTGATCCAAGCAAGCACATTGTAGACTCAGCGTTAGTACGAGTATCTACACTACTAATTGAAATTGATGCATCATTTGCAGTACCTGCTACATTACCAGCACCAATGGCAGTCGTAACAATAGATTTTAGTGTTGTAATTGCAGATTGAACTTGAGCACACTTAGGATCAGCAGTATCAGTAGTAATTGTAAGATCTCTTACTTGAGTTATTGAGTTTCCAGCAGAGGTACTAATGACATCATTACGCATAACGCCTATAGCAACCTCATCAATATAATCACACAACTTATCATCAATAGTGTTATTTCCTGAAATTGCAGTACCACCAACTAATGCAGTAGCATAAGCATGAACTTTATCGTTACCACCATGTTTGACGTTAAATGCAATAGCATCAACTAATTCTTCAAGACGAGTCTTAACAGTTGCTTCTGTACCAGTCACAGCACCAACCAGTGCTACGTGACGATGATATGCTTCATGAGCAATAAATGATCTATTGGAATTAATTAAATTACGAGCATCTGCATGTTTGTTATCTACAATATCAAGATACTTATCGTTTGCATCCCACTGACCACCAGTTAAGTTCATGATATGAACATTAGCATTGTAGTCTGAATCTAAAACCATAGCAGTTTTAGTTCCAGCAGCGTTGCTAACTGTCTCACCAAATCTAATAGATGTTAAATTACTTCCAAGTCCAATCGCTTGCATATCTGAGTTACCAGAAGCAGGTTTGATGATAGAAGTTCTTAGGTTGTCTCCATAGATTGAAACAAACTCAGGAACAACAATTGGAAGTGTCTCTTCATATACACCTGACTTAACAAAGATTGTGATTGGGTTTGTTGCAGAAGGAGCGTCAGCACCTGTTAATGCACTAACAGTATCAGCAGCCTTTCTCAAAGAAGCAAAACCTCTAGAGATGCTTAGACCGTTATTAGTATCAGAACCATCCTTAGTAACATAGTAAACAGAATCTGTTACATTATTTTGCTCCCAGTTTGGAAGTAATGGATTACCACCAACTGTTAGAACCTGTCCACTTGCTGCTGCTTGCTCTGCTGCTGTACCTGTAGACCCTGTTGGTAGTGCAATCCTGTTAACACCACTTGCTGCCTGATAGAGAAGGTCTCCAGTCTCTTGTAGAACCTGTGCAGCGTTACCACCTTGTGCTAGGTAATTCCAATAGTTTCCATTTGGATCCAATTCAGGTGCATTAGCAGCACCAGTAGTATTATCTGTTATACAAACATAAGAGTTTGAGTTTCTATTAACAACATCACCTTTCTGATAAACAGTTGCTGAATCCCATGCACCTGTCCAGTTAAGACCTTCAGTAATTAGAGTCCAGTTAGCAGTGGTTGTAGGAGCAACTCCAGTAGACGATAGTTTGTTTACATAAGAATTACCACCATAACGTACAACGTCACCTAAAGAGTATGCAACTGCTGGATCATATGCACCTTGAGCAGAGAAACCAGTTGTTAATACTTCCCAATTGGTTGTGTCTGCATTAGGAGATGTAGAAGAAGTGTGAGTACCTTTAGCAACGTAACTATATCCTCTAAAAGTTACAACATCACCTTTTTGATACTCTGTTCCAGTTACCCAACTATCTTCAAAATTTAGACCTTCTAAGTAAACTGTAAATTTAGTGCTATCAAAAGTAGAACTAGATGTGTGACCTACAGTACAACGATATTGTGTATTTCCATACTTAACAACATCATTAATTTTATACCAATAGGATCCTGTCCATGCTCCTAAGTTAGAAACACCTTCACTTTGAAGATCCCAATTACTTAGATCTCCTGAGTAAAATGAGGTCTCTGCTGATGAAGTGTGGTTGGTTGTACACACATATGTGTTGCCACCATACTTGACGATATCGTCAATAACGTAAGCAGTGGATCCAGCCCAATCGCCTCTCCACTTAAACTTTAGTCTACCGAGTCTAAAATCTGCCATTTTTTATAATTCCTACTTAGGTCCGTTAGTGTTGTGATCATAATCTTTATTTAGTCTTGCGACTAGGTAACCATCATTGTCAATGAAATAGGTTAACCTTCTAAAATCAAACCTGAACTGTTGATATTTATCATCAGAATCATTTGAATACTTTCTATCACCTGCATCAGCAAGGACATATTCTGTTCCTTGAAGAAAGTCAGGATACTCTTCACCATCTGTACGATGGAAATCAAAAACTTCATCCTCTGTGGATCTTGCTTTTGTATAACGAAGCATACCGTCTTTATCTCTGCGAAGAGCATGAACAGTAAAGTCATTTGAATTGGCAACATTTTGTTCTTGTGTTGCAGTGCTTGCACTGAGATATAAACTCATGCTAAGATCCTCCAGTAAGTTCCGTCCCAAACCATCTGAACATAAAGTCCAGCAACATCTAATACAAAGGTTGGATCAACATTTCCAAATTTATTTAAAAATTGTTGACTACCACTTGTAGTTAAAGTAACATTATTTATAGCCCAAGTTGCTTTAAAGTCAGTCATTTCAAGCATGTCACCTACATGAGGTACAACCCCATTGGATTCATATGGCATATTTAACGTTAAAGCACCACCGCTTGTGTCAAGTAAATATTTAACACCACATGATATAGATCCGCTAGAATTAACGACTTCCCAACGTGCTCGTTGTAATTCAAAACCACCAACATCACTTCCATCATGTACAACAGCAGTTTTCTTTTCAGTATCAACTGTAATCTCTGCGTTTGCACCAGTAAAAATGGCGTGTTCTGAAGTTGTACCTTTTCTAAATTGTACCTGAGTGGTCATTAGTTGTACACATTATCTTCTTCAAGTATATTTATATTTTAGATAATCCAAACTTGTGCAAACGCTGGCTGGAAGAGTTGTACTTGTACAAGTGCATCACCTGAGATAGAGAAGCGACCACTACCATTATACGGAGCAAGTGCAAATGATTCATCAAGACTATGGAAGTTCTTGATTCTTCCAGATCCTTGATATGCACGAGTGCGAATGTCATAACTGTCACCACTAACTGCAATCTCAATATGTGGTTGCTCTGAGAATGTGAGTAGTGGATCGCCTGATGTACTTCCAACAACAAGAGTACCGCCTTGACTGAGTTCTCTTGCTGTAATCTTCTCTGATATACGTTCTCCAATAACAGAGAAGAGCATATCTCTTTCTGTTGGATTGAATGTTGTAGATTCTGCTGCACCAGAGAATGTTGGTACAGTACCAAATCCAACAAAGTCTCTTGCTCTAGTTGTATTAGCCTCGCCACTGAGAGGTATTGTACCTTCTCCTGTGTGTGCGAATCTGACAAGAACTCTTGCTTCTCCAGTGGTGGACAGGGTTCCTGTTCCAATCTCTCTCGCTGTTCTGGAATCTGCACCAGATCCAGCAAAGGAGAATAGCATCTGTCTCTCTTCTGGATTGAAGGAAACTGACTCTGCTGAACCACTGAGTTTTCTGAATGTACCAGAACCAACGTAAACACTGGTAATTCTTTGTGTAGCATCTCCAATGAAGTTGAACAGAACTTGTCTGTCTTCTGGATTGAATGCAACTGCTTCCGCAGATCCACCAAACTTCCTGAAGGAACCAGTACCAAAAATACTGCGATGAGTAGTAAAGCGAACCTTTCCACGGAGTTTTGTCTGACCGAATCCACTTTCCGCAAATGTAAGTAATGGATCTCCAGAAGTACCAGCAAGATCAATAGTTCCACCCTTACTGATTTCCTTGACAAGAATTCTTTCTTGCAATTCTCCCATAAAGGAGAATAGCATTTGCTTCTCATCTGGATTGATAGTAATAGATTCGGCAACACCATTGAATACTGGAATGAAACCAGAACCAATAACATGAGGTACGTAACGTATACGTGCATCACCAGAAACTGATATTGTTCCAGAACCTTGGAATGCCTGAGTTCTAAGAACTGGTTCTGCTGTACCAGCAATATCAATTTCAATCTGTTTGGTCTCAGCAACAGTAAGAGATTGACTACCCTCACCTGTGAATGAGAATAGAAGTTGTCTCTCGTCTGGATTGACTGTAAGAGATTCTGCTCCTCCACCAAATTTCCTGAGTGTACCAGAACCAACATGAAGTAGAGATGCAACAACGAGACCATCTCCACTGATCCTGTATAGACCTTGAGTTTCGTATGCAGCAGTGAATGTTTCTGACGCACCACTGAACCCAAAGAGAATACCAGATCCAGTCTCGGCAACACTTCTTGCTTCGCTGAGTTCCCCAGTAAAGGAGAATAAAAGTTGTCTCTCTTCTGGATTGAAGGTTGCAGATTCTGCACCACCACCAAATTTCCTGAACGTACCAGAACCAATATGGAGTAGAGATGCAACAACATGACCTTCTCCAAATACAGAGGTTGTACCAAATGGTTGCTCTGTAAATGTAAGTAGTTGTGTTGATAGACCAGTAACAAGAATGTCTCCTGATCCAATTTCTGTAACAGATTTCTTCTCTGACAGACGTTCCCCGATAAAGGAGAATAGCATCTGCTTCTCTTCTGGATTAACAGTAAGAGATTCAGCAACACCATTGAATACTGGAATGAATCCTGTACCAATAACATGTGGAACATAATGAATATTAGCAATTCCACTTGTAAGAATCTGACCTTCGCCTGGATACTTAGGAATAAATCTTGTATCTGCAAGACTACCAATCTTGACTCGTGCTGTATCCTCTGGAGGATTAGCAGTGAAACTAACCTGATGTTCACCAGTGAAGGAGAATAGAAGTTGTCTCTCTTCAGGATTAACAGTGACAGACTCTGCTGCACCACTGAAGACTGGAATAAATCCAGTACCAATAACATGAGGTACATAACGAGTATCAGATTCTCCAGTTGGAATTGTAATTCCACCTCTAGATACCCAAGAAGGTTGCCAGTCGTATGTTGTCCATCTATCAAACGGACCAGGAACAAACTTGAATAGAACTTGACCGCCTTCACTGACAGATACAGATTCAGCACCACCACCCATTCCAAATAATCTACCACTACCAAATGTGCGTAGACTAAATCCAGTGATAGAGATCTCACGTGATGTGGCTTTAAGTACACCATAACCATACCACTGAGGTGGTACAACGATTTCTGCATCACCAGAAATATTGATACCGTATAAC